AGCCAAGAATGAGAATGAACGCATCAAAGCACAACAAGATCTTGCTGCAAGTATTGAGGTTACATCTGTGGCTATTCAAGACCAGATTGAATACCTTAAAGAATCTGGTGCTGTCTCTGATACACGTACAAAGATCGAGAAGGACCTAGCTAAAGCGAAAGCCGATGCTAGCAACGAAGCTCTTTCTATCACAGTGCGTAATATGGCAGCTATGAACACTATCTCTTTGGAGAGAGTGAACAGTGAAGATCAGTATGCTAAGAGCTTACTCAAGACAAATGCCGCTCGCCTACAAGCCAATCAATCCGAAATAGCTAATGCTAGTGCGCTTGCAACACTTGCCGAGAGCCAGCAAAAGGAAGTTGAATGGCTTGCTTTGAGTAATAAAGAAAAAGAGAGGGCACAGTCCCTCTGGAACATTGAACTAGAGGCTCGTAAGAAGATTCTTGAGATAGAGAAGCAGAAAGAATCTCTGAAGGGAAACACAGAAGCTCTGGAACAGAAAGATAGGGAGATTGAAGGGATTCGGCAAACTGCCGCCGCCCAAGCCTCCTTAGTACAAGCTTTTGAGAAGACTAAGGACAGTGGATTAAGCTTCTATGGGGACATGCGGGTAGCTTCTCAGAACTGGCTAGATTCTCTTCCTACTCAGCAACAAGAGATTCAGTCTGTATTTAGCAGCACATATTCGTCTATGGCCGAGGTGATGGGTAACTTCATTACCTCTGGTAAGGCTAGCTGGAGGGATTTTGCTAAGTCTGTAATGACAAACATTGCACAGATGATGCTGAAGATTGCAATGCTGAAGACGGCACAAGTAGCTGCTGGGCTAATGGGAGGCGGGGATTTTGCTTCTACTGACGGGAACAGTAGTGCAGTAGGAGCAATGGCTGCTGGTTATGGGGGAGGACGTGGGAGTATCAACGCACAAGGTAACGCCTTCACAATGTCTGGTGTAGCTGCCTTTGCCAGAGGAGGTGCCTTCACAAACTCTGTTGTAAGCAGCCCCACAATGTTCGCCTTCGCTTCTGGTGGTGTTCCAAGTATGGGTGTGATGGGAGAGAAGCCGGGAAGTGTTGGAGAAGCTGTAATGCCTCTTACAAGAGACCGTAAAGGGGATCTGGCAGTTAAAACTACTGGCGGAGCAGGGGTGCAGAATAATGTCTCTGTTAGCGTGAATGTTTCTGGAGACACATCTAACTCACAAGTTACAAGTGAGCAAGGAGGAAAGGCACTGGGAGAAGCTATTAGCAAGGTTGTACAAAGCGAGCTGATTAAGCAATCTCGTTCAGGTGGTATTTTGGACAGAAGTAAACAACGTTAAGCAATTACACAGGGCAGATGGGATAGTCAAATATCCTTTCTGCCCTATTGCTATTTATAAGCCAACATGTTATAATTATTGAAAGAATAACAATGCCTTGGAGGAACAATGGCAACATTCCCTAATTACCAGCCGGACTATGGCACATCTTTAGACATTACCCCTAAAGTTAGGAAGTCCTCCTTCGGGGACGGATATACACAAAGAGTTAAGGACGGTATCAACAATACCCCTCGGAAGTGGAGTGTGACATTCACACAAGTCACTTCTGTTATTGACGAGTTCGAAACATTTCTTATTGCATCAGAAGGCGCCACTAATTTTACTTGGACTCCCCCTAGAGGGGCTACTGGGAAGTGGTGTGTAGAACAAAACTGGTCGCGTGCTGTCACAAACTTTGGGTATGAAACTCTTACCAGCGTGTTTGAGGAGGACTTTGGCGTATGACTCTAATTAGTGATGTACAAGGGCTCTCTCCCGGGGCATTGGTTGTGTTCTACGAGCTGGATCTTAGCTCACTAGGTGGCAGCAAGTTCTATTTCCACAATGAGCGCGTACCTAATGGTGGGAGCTTGTGGTGGCAAGGTGTAGAGTATATACAGTTTCCTATTACAGCAGAGGGGTTTGAATCATCACAAGGCAAAGATTTGCCTAAGCCTACGGTAAGCGTTGCTAATGTTACGGGTATTATCTCCTCTCTAATACGAGAGTGGGATGACCTTCTTGGTTCCAAGTTTATTCGTCGTCGTACCCTTTCTACCTATTTGGACTCTGTAAATTTCCCCGGTGGGAATCCTCTAGCAGACCCTTCTCAGCAGTTCCCCGATGAAGAGTGGGCAATCAGCAGGAAGAGTGCTGAGAATAATGTACAAGTTACATTTGAAATGTGTGCAGCATTCGATTTAGAGAATGAGGTGATCCCTGCAAGACCTTGTGCAGCCAACTGTTGTCCTTGGTTGTATAGAAGCTCTGAGTGCAGCTATGGAGGAGGTGCTGTGGCAGATTATAATGACTACCCAACAAGTGATATTACCAAGGATGTATGCGGTAAGAGGGAAACATCTTGTAGGCTTAGATTTGGTGACTTTTCCCCGCTCCCGTATGGGGGATTTGTGGGAGTAGGGATTGTAAGGTAAGTATGGATAATCTTATCAAGAAGTACAAAGAACAACTAACAGCTTTAGCGAAACAAGAGTTTCCAAAAGAGGCTTGTGGTGTGTTTGTACAGAAAGGGAAAACAATAGAGTTTATTCCTTGTAAGAATGAGCACCCACACCCCACACAAGATTTTGAATGTTCTATTCAAATCGCTGACATTGAAGATGATGACAGAGAGATTGTTGCAGTGTTCCATTCTCATACCAATGGGAATACCCTGCTTACCGACTCCGATAAGACTTGGATGAACTCTTGTAAGATTCCCTATCTGCTTTTTACTCTGCCACAAGAGACCTTCACCTACGAGTATCCCACCTCGGAGGAGATTCCACTGAAAGGAAGGTTTTATGTGGCTGGGGTGCAAGATTGCTACACAATAGTAAAGGATTATTATCAGAGGAAGCATAACATCTCCCTGAAAGATTTTTACCGTAATGACAAGTGGTGGGATAACGGCTTGGATGTACTGACCGAAGAACACTTCAAAGAAGCGGGCTTCTTCCCTGTAAGCTTAGAAGAGATTCAAGAGGGAGATGTGGTGGTAATGCAGTTTGGCAAGTGTAATGACCACTTAGCTGTTTACACAGGCAACTCCAGAATACTTCATCATTGCTATAACAGGCTTTCTTGCGAGGATATTTATGGAGGAATGTGGCTGAAGCACACTACATCGATACAAAGATATAGAGGATAAAAGATGGAGAGAGAACTTACCACAATCAAGCTACATGGATGGCTTGGCAAGAAGTATGGAAAGACATTCAAACTTTATGTGAACAATGTCAGAGAGGCTGTTGATCTTTTGTCTGCACAGATCAAGGGCTTCCGCCAAGACATTATCAAGAATAGCCGATGTTACAGGGTGTTGGTACAGAATGAGGCCAAAGGGCCTGACGAGCTTTTTGATAATGCAACAGGGAAATGTATCAGGATCATCCCTGTTGTTGCAGGCTCTGGGAACGTAGCAAAGATTATTGTAGGAGCGATCTTGATTTATCTAGCACCTTATGCCGCGCCTGAAATAGCGGGGGCAATTGGTGGCATGGGCTGGTCTCTAGTTATTGGTGGTGCAATGGGTTTGATATTTGGCACAGCAAAAGCATCAACCGGAGAATCTAACTCAGAGTCAAAAACTTCCTACTTGTTTTCTGGGACGGTTAATACAACCGGGCAAGGTAATCAAGTGCCTTTGGCATATGGTGGGCCTATTCAGATCGGGAGCCAAGTTATTTCCGCAGGTGTTAGCACGGTAACTATCTAATGAAAAGAAACAGTGATGAATATATATTTGGTGGATCTGGAGGAGATGAGGAAGAGTCCTCTGCATCAGTAACAGAAGCCAGTGATACCCTTGCTTCTAAGCAATACCTCAAAGTTGTTGACCTCCTTTCTGAAGGGCAAATAGGGGGCTTAGTAAATGGTTTGCAATCTGTCATTATTGCTGGCACTCCGTTGCAAAATACAGATGGCAGCTACAATGCAAAAGGTTTCTCTGTTTATGGTCGTACAGGCACACAAAACCAGACGGCTATAGATGGTTTTAGCCAAGTAGAGTCTGCTAAGTCTGTTGGTGTGCAAGTTAAACAAGCCACACCTATTATCCGTACAATAGAGTCTCCAGACGCAACACAAGCACGTGTGTCTATCAGTATTCCATCCTTGCGTTTCACAAATTTGGATACAGGGGAAACAGGCCCCACTGCTGTAGAGTTAAATATTGAGACCAGATCAGCAGGGGGCAACTGGAAGCCTGCCATCTCGTATCAGCAGCAGATTGGACAAGGCGGCATGGGAGAGTTTTATTCTCAAACAAACTCAAAACAAATCTATGCAATCAAACGTGCCGATGGTATAGGCCTATGTATAAACTACACAGGCGTTACAACCAACACAGCAAAAAATCTTTGTTACTACAAGGTTGAAGCTTCTCTGGCAGGGCAGAATAACTGGTCTACTGTATTCACGGGGAGCTTTGATTGTTATTCTACTCTAGTGAACAACCCGGGATACAGTGGAGGTACTTCGCTGGTTCCTGCCAACGTATCAAACTTTCATAGCTTCACAACACCTGTTGGTGTGGCATACGATTTCAGGACCAGTGTTACGGGGTCTAATGGAAACATTGGGGATATTAACCTTACAGTGAGCAAGTGCACAGGATGGAGTATTCGACCATATGAGCGAATCACAGGCAAGGCATCTGACAAGTATGTCAAGGACTATTTGATTAAGCTGGTTGGCACAGCTCCTTTTGATATTCGTGTTAGTCGTTTATCTGCTGATTCTACTTCACAGTACTTGGAGAACGATACTTACTTTGAATCTTATACAGAAATCATCCCGTACAAATTTACTTACCCTAATTCGGCTATCGTGGCTATGTCCATTGACGCCTCCCTGTATAACAATGTTCCAGATCGTGCGTATGAAGTAAAGGGGATTATTTGCAAGGTTCCTACAACTTACGACCCTGTGAACAGAACTTACACAGGCATTTGGAATGGAGCAAGCTACAAGCTGGCATGGACAGATAATCCTGTCTGGATTCTGTTGGATCTTCTGATAAATACCAGATATGGACTTGGAAACAAAATCTCCTTGGCGCAGATTGACGTAGCGAAGTTCTACGAGATTTCCATGTACTGTGATGAGCTAGTCAGCGATGGTTTTGGAGGGTATGAGCCTCGCTACACATGCTCTATGTATATACAAGGCAAGACTAAGGCTATGACGCTCTTGAGTGATATTGCCTCTGTGTTCCAAGGGTATTTGTATTGGGCGGGAGGCAAGCTCTCTGCAAACTATGACCACCCTTCTGACCCTGTGTGGCAATTTACTAATGCTAACGTTATTGGTGGGCAGTTTGCTTACGAGGGAACAGATAAGAGCACTCGCTACACCACTGCTAGGGTTTCCTATACGGACCGTCAGAACGGATATATTCAGAAGGTAGAGTATGTAGAGGACAGAGAAGGAATCTTGAAGTGGGGCATGAATTCGTATGAGACTAGCGCAGTAGGATGTATGTCTCGTGGGCAGGCGCATAGACTTGGAAAGAATATCCTGCTCACTAATCGCTATCTTACTGAAGTGGTGTCATTTAAGACCGGCATTGAAAGTAGTGGGGCATCCCTGTATCCCGGGGACGTTGTTTCTATTTCTGATTCTCTGAGGGCAGGCAAGCGACTTGGTGGGAGGATTAAGGCAGCCACACTTACTTCTGTAACATTAGATAGTGAAGTGGATCTCTCTGGTGCCTCTTGGACACTTAGTGTTCTCTCTGCTACTGGCGAAGTGCTTAGTAGTCCTGTCACTACTACAGGGGTTACATCCGTACTGGATGTTTCTCTGACATCAGTTCCGCAAGAAATGTCTGTTTGGATCTTGCAAAGTGCAGCAACACAAGCACAGCTTTTCAGGGTTACGGCAATCAAGGAGGACGAACCAACTACCTACTCCATTACTGCAGTAGCTTACAACCCTACAAAGTATGCGGCAATTGAAGAGGGGGTTGTGTTTACCCCTCTTGAAACTGGAGGGGCTAGTACCAGTTCAATTGAGGCACCTAAAAATGTAGTGCTGTCAGAAGAGCTTTATTTCGATGCTTCAAGGCTTCTGCTTTCCAGAGTGAATATCTCTGTACGGCAAAACTCTAGCCCTTATTTCAAGCAGTATGTAGGAAGTTGGAGGTATGCAGGAGGAAACTGGACAGCTCTTACTCCTTTCTCTGGGCTAGATTCAAGTATTCAGCCGGTGTCTCCGGGGACGATTGAGGTGGCATTGCAGTCACAGAGCACAATTGGTGTTCTTAGCCCTGTAACATATTCAACAATTACAGTGATTGGTAAGCAAGCACCCCCTTCCAATGTAACAGGTTTTGGGGCATCAATTAACAAAGGCACAGCGTATTTGACATGGGATGCTTTTACGAAGAACTCAGACCTAGATGTTGCCTATTACATTATCAAGCACTCTACTTCTGCTAGTCCTACATGGCAAAACTCTATCACTATCGCAGATAAAATAGCAGCCCCTTCTCTCTCTGTTTCTGTTCCTGCTAAACCGGGGACGTATATGATTAAGGCTGTTGATTCCTCTGGGAACCTGTCCGTAGATCCAGCGCTAGTGATAAACAACATCAGTAACCTTGAAAACTACAACGTTGTGGAATCTTGGAGTGAGCAGCCCACATGGTCTGGCACTAAGACAAACTGTGTTGTATTTGATGAAATGCTTTTGCTGAGTGGTTCGACCATCAGCGAATGGACTCCATTAGCCAGTGCAGAACCTTTAGCTACAAATTTCTCTCCCACTACTTCAGGCTCCTACCTGACGCATGTGGCAGATTTTGGAGGGGTATTTACATCTCGCTTGACGTTTAACCTAGAGACATTTGGCTACCTCTTGAATGCCTACATCTCTGGGTGGGTGACGCTGGATCAGGTTGATAGCATGACAGGCACAAGCTCTGCTGAGTTTGACGTTCAAGTAGCCTATCGTATCTCTAATGATATTGTAGGAGAAGGATGGGGGGAGTGGATTAGTACATTCTCTGGAGAAGTAACTTGCCGGTACATTCAATTCAAGATTGACCTAGAAGGCTATCAAGCTAACGTCACCCCTGCCGTGCAGGTGTTTGATGTAAGTCTTGATATGCAAGATAGGGTGGATGGTAAAGAGAATGTTGCTTGTCCTGCTGCGGGGGTGGCTGTGGTTTATTCTCCAGCTTTCTTGAACAACCCTGCGGTGGCTATCGTTGCACAAGAGATGGCTACAGGGGATTATTACACAATCAGTGGAAAATCTAGTACAGGCTTCACAATCAGGTTCTTCAATTCGGCTAACACAGGGGTTGTAAGAACATTTGATTGGGTGGCTAAGGGCTATGGATTCAAATATAACTAAGGAGTATCTATGCAGTATGATTTTGGGACAATAAATCCTAGTAAAACCTCTGGTGGTGCTTTGGCGGGAATGCTAAATAACAGCAGAGATGCCGCACAAAGTAGTCACTCTGGAAGTACAAGGCCGACATACGCCAAGGCAGGAATGCCTTGGCTGGATACCTCAGTAACCCCTTGGAAGTATTACATGTTCGATGGGGCAGAT